CGTGTCGCGCGGGCCGAGGGGGACAGGGGACAGACCTGGCTACAATGTTAGTTGCCAGGTCTTCAGTCCCCCCACGCGTAATGCCGCGTACAGTCAACTGGAGCGTCGCTTTAGAATCAGTTGCCTTCCTTACGTACTCTCAATATGGTCCTGCCGATGGAGTCTCCGATATTCAGGCCTCTTCGCAGTGCTTTGAGTACATAATAATACTTGTCGCTCACGAACGACACGAGGACGGTGGACATCACTATCACGTCTTGGTTGCGTGGGAGTCTCACTTTAAGGCCAACGACGTACGCATCTTTGATGTGGGTGGATGCCATCCGAATTTTAAGTCCGTACGCGGCGATGGAAACATCAACCGCGTGCTTGAACAGTTACGCTTAGCACAATTTTTACCGGGCTATTGTCTTAAGGACGGGGACTACTACGGTGACCCCGAGGTCTTTAGACGAGACGCTCCTAAGCGATCACAGACCTCTATATGGACGGAGATTGTCAGTGCGGAATCCGCTGGACAATTCCTCCAATTGGCTCGAGAGCTCGCTCCCAAGGAGTACGGCCTCAACTACGATCGTCTCGTCTCTTACTGTCGGGCGCATTATGACAAGCCTGCAGAATACGTTCCCCGACACGTTGATTTTGTGGTGCCGTCTGAACTAGACGACTGGGTTAATGTTAATGTAAGCAACGCGGCTCCAGAGTCGCCGCTCCTTTTTTACTGATAGGGTATATCCTTGGGTGTTTGTGTTTAGTTAGTGGGTGAGCAACCTAACCCCTAACCCCTAACCCCTAACCGGTGTTGTATACGTTCGGTGGGGTTTGCTGACGCCCCCACTCTCTCCGTTAGGCAACCTGAGCGACCGAGAGCTCTATGTCTTATTGGACGCTCTCGACTTGGAAAGACCGAGTGGGCTCGGTCTCTTGGGAAACACTCTTACTTCGCAAGCTTGTTCAACATCGACGACTTCGATGGAAGTGCCGATTATGCAGTAATGGACGACATCGATATCAAGTTCTTTCCTAATTACAAGGGGTGGTTCGGTGCGCAGAAACGATTCTGTATCACGGGCAAGTATGCCCGGCACCGTACCGTGGACTGGGGAAAGCCCATGATATGGTGTACGAACGATGACCCTAGGCAAGCTGTGGGTATCGATCAGGACTGGTTTTCTGAGAATCCAGACTTTGTGATTGTCCAAGAACCTTTTTTATTAGGTTCCCTCCAAGTAGCCCTTGCACTTGCTACCGATAGTCCAAGATTCGATTCCTAACGGGAATGTGTTAGTTCGCGTATCGTAGTTACTTCTGAACATGTCGATTATGACTACGTCGTTGGGTTCCTTGGTGCCAATCTTTGCAGACCACTTCGTGTTGACACCATCCTTCCTGGTCGGCAAACCGACCTTTGCGGTTAATCTTGTGATAGAAGTTCTTGTACTATCCAACCCAAAGTCATTGGGTGGATTGTACGTGTATGTTTTGTCGAACAGCACTGTCAGTTGCTGCTTATCGACATCGGCCTTGATTGGATCGCTCCAATCCAAGTTTTTCTGGCCGAGGAAGTATGTGTCCAGTGCCGTAGGCGTCAACTGGTCCAAGTTGCGGAATACCAAAGTAGGGTCGGCCTTCGACGCGAGCATCCGACTGGTGAAGTCAACCGCCGCGCGGATGACTAGCCTTCGGTGTCTGAACGGTACGCGGCTGTTAGACGCGATGTTCATCCTCTCACTTACTCCCGTAAAGTGTACGCGAGACGCGTTACGTAGGTGTGGGCCCTTCTTGTCGGTGCCGACGCGGTACAGGGGAGCCCACATGTAGATTTTGATTTGGCTGTCGAGGGGCCAGTCCATAAATTCCTTTACCTCGACGCCTGAGGGGTTGGCCCCGGTGACCGGGGCCGCGATGGCACAGGCCATGGTGTCGGATTTCTTGGTATCGGCAACGGCGTGAATCTTCTTAGCAAGACTGGACGAGGTCTTTTTGCTATAGGTTCGCTTCTTTCCTCGGTATGCGGCCTTTTTGCGGTAGGCTGGTCGCTTCTTACTGGTTCGCTTGGCATATCGAGGCATGTTTGCTATTGGTTGGTTGAGGTTTGTTGATTTTGTGGGTGAGGGGGGTTTCGACTCGGTTCGTCGATGCTGACGCGTATAATATTA